TCCGCCGACAGTTACCACTAACGGTGTCAGCGTTCCGGTATTCAACGGCTACTATTCCAACGGCCATGGTTCCACGCTTGCCTATACCGGAATCTTCTACGTGCGCGGCGTGGATAATACCGGAGGCATCACTGGCTTTACCACGTCCGGAATTACCATCTGCTATTACCGCGAGATATCCGGCATCCCGCCTAATCCGCTGGTGAACTGGAACTTCGGCGGAAACTCGACGGCTGGCACGTCATTCAGTATTCCGGTGGCTGGCGTATCTGTGGCCGGCGATTTCATAACCGACGTGCTTCAGTACAGCGCCAGCAATGCGGGCAGCGCCAAAGCTGACGGCTGGACGGATACCACTGTCGCCGGGAACAATGCTCAGACAAGCTATAACGGATCATCTAATACCGCTGGTTCCGGCACCATGTCCAGCGGCACGTATGACGTATGCTCGCTTGACTTCGGGCAGATAGACAATAGCGGACCGGCTGGCTGGCAGGCAATCGGTTCGCTGCAATCCAGGAATGTTACTACCGGGCAGACATCGCTCACTGTCACGGTAGTGAATCCTGGTGCGCTGCTTGTCCTTTACTGCAAGACCGGAATTAACACGAACTTTGTTACCGCGGTGTCTGGCGGCGGAGCAACGTGGACCCAGTCAATGACTGGCTACACGGATACGAATGCCAGCCCGCACGTTCAGCAGGTATGGTCGGCAAAGGCAGTCAATACCGGAAGCATCACGCTGACCATCACGTTCTCGGCTACTATCGGTTCTACCGGATTTGAAACCTGCTTCCAGGAATTTACTGTCAATAACAATGACCCGAATGCTACCTACTCAGTTGATACCACGAGCAACAGAAACAATACGTCGGCTGTCAACTACATTACGTTCCCGACGGTGGCAGTTCCGGCCAGTGCTTACGGCTCGCTGCTCGTCGGCTTTGCTCGAGTGCCATCGGGCTCGCCGTACCGCACGCCGACAGGACCGGCTGTATTCGCGGTTGACGCTAACAATAATCCTTTCATCTATATACTGAATCTGCGGGCTGGCGTCATTCCGCAGCTATGGATGCCGTCGGCCACGGTTCTGTCGTATGCCTCGGCTGTCGTATTCAAGGCGACGTTCAGCAATCTAGCAGGCTCAGCTAACACGAATGATAATGCGACAGGCACGCTGTCGCTGAATGCCGCGCTCACCGGCACTGCACCATCTGTCTCGGCTGCGAATGGTACTGTCAAGGCGACTTATGTCATAACCGGAACTGCCATTTCTGCGTCTGCAGCTAACGGCACTGTTGTCAATAAGATGGCAATCGCCGGCACCATTGTTGACAGCAGTCAGGCTGACGGCACGCTCGTAGCTATCAATGGCCTGTCCGGTAATGCGGCAACGGCCAGCGCGGGCACTGGCGCAGTTGTCACTAAGGCAGTTATCGCTGGCTCAGCACCGAGCGTGTCTGTTGCTACCGGCGCAGTGGTGCAGAACTCTGTCATCAGCGGCTCGGCACCGAGCACCAGCGCGGCCACGGGCACCATCGGCATGCAAGTGCTTATAAGCGCCAGCGCGGCCACGGCAAGCGCAGCCAGCGGCACCATGCTCGCCATCCCGGTAGCGGGCACAGCGGCCAGCTCATCGTCCGCCGCGGGCACGCTGGCGGCTCTGCTCGCCCTGGCCGGTAGCGCGGCCAGCGCCAGCACGGCAGCGGGCACGCTCGCAGCCCTGAACGGCTTGTCCGGTAATGCGGCTGCGGTGTCTATCGGCACTGGTGCGCTTACCCGAATTACTCCGGTCGCTGGCTCGGCTGCCAGTACGTCTATCGGTACTGGCGCAGTGACAATTCAGGCTGGTGCTGTCACGTGGCCGATGGTCGGCTCTGCGGCCAGCGCGTCGTCGGCTACCGGCTCTATCTCGTCTACTGGAGTAATCACTGGCTCTGCGGCTGCGGTGTCCTCTGCGGCAGGCACCGTGACGCAGATAAACGCAGTGGCGGGCTCGTCCGCTAACGTCAGCCAGGGGAACGGCACTCTTGGCTTGCTCGCAAAGATCGCGGGCTTGTCCGCCACTGCGTCCAATGCCTCCGGAGCTATTACCGCTAATCTCGTAATCGCGGGCTCTGCTCCGACAGTTTCCTCTGCGTCCGGTAACGTGGCTATTACCGGAGGTGCGCAGACGTGGATTGTCGCCGGCTCTGCGCCGACAGTTTCCGCGGCCACTGGCGCAGTAAAGCAGACCATGGCCGTCGCCGGCTCTGCGGCTGCCGTAAGCGTGGCCACCGGAACAATCAGCGCGAATGCCGTGCTGTCCGGTTCTGCGCCTACTGTCTCGGGCGCGAATGGTTCCGTTGTCGCTATCATGAAGATAGCTGGCTCCGCGGCCAGCGCCAGTTCGGCAACGGGCACGATAGGCGGAGCTCCAGTACTGGCGGGCAGCGCGGCCAGCGCCAGCGCTGCCGCGGGCACCGTTACCGCCACGCTGGCGCTGACAGGTGCCAGCGTAAGCGCCAGCCTGGCCGCGGGCACCGTAACGGGCAGGCTGGCGCTGGCGGGCACGGCAGCGGCCAGCTCATCGGCTGCTGGCACCATCGGGCTGCTCGGTGCCCTGGCCGGTACTGCCGCGAACGCCAGCCAGGCTTCGGGGTCTCTTATCCTGAAGGCTGTGCTGTCCGGGCTTGCCGTAACGGTGTCCGGCGGTGATGGCTGGGTCCTGCCGCCATTCGTAGTCGGCAGCCTGCCGCCTCGGGTTACCGGCGGAGTGCTGGTGCTGCACGGTCCATCGGGCTTGCTCGTGGTGCTGCGCACTGGTGCATCTGTTCGGGTACTGGTGCCCGCGGCTGCCGTTCAGGTGAGCGGATTTTCTTCTAACGTGGATATCCAGCGTGTTACTGCGGAGGTCAAATAATGGACATGTATTCAATCTGGTTCCCTCAGGGAAATGACGTGGTGGTGCAGGTGCACTTCGGCCCTGAGATAACTGACGATACCGGGCTCGGCGCGGAGTTCATCTACAAGGACAGCCGCTACACGCTGGACACTGATCCGTCTACGCTCACCTACGAATCAGATGTTTACCCGGACGACGATAATCCGGGAGCATTCATGTCGCAGTTCTCTATTCCAGGAAGTGACAACGATGTGGCTGGCGCGTTCTGGTATCGCGTGGATGTAGTCAATTCCGCCCTTAATCAGCGCCGAACTGTCGATGGTGCCTGCGGCACGCTGCTCGTGGAGGCTGTATGACAGAAGCCGAACCGACAGTTCCGCGATGGATCATATGGCTGTGGAAGGCATGGGATTACACAATGGAGAAATCAGCACAGGGAGTAGCTGGCACCGAAAGGCTGAAGCGCTACTGGACAGAAGGTGCAGGCGCAGCCAAGGTGAGATGGGGAGTGCCAGGCGATTTCGATCGCGCTCGGCGCTTGCTGGCCAAGTACGTTCCGCCGCAGATGCTGAACGGGCTTGTCGCGAATCTGCATAAGCGAGCCACTGGCGGATGGCCTGGCCATGCGCCTGGAGCAGAGGAGGCAATGGCAAAGGCCAAGAAGGGCAGGTAAGCAGGCACTAGCGCCATCGCGAATGGCGCAGTACAATACGCGCATACAGGGAGGCATCATGAGCGAGACGGCTGCCGAGCCCGCTGCCGAAACGGCAGAGGACCTGGAAAGTGTCGAGGAAACCGAAACGGAATCCGAGGGCACTGAGGCTGCCGAATCCACCGACGTAGCCGCAGAGCTGGAGCGGTGGAAGGCTGAATCCCGCAAGTGGGAGAAGCGCTCAAAGGAGAACTCACGGGCTGCCGATAAGCTCCGTCAAATCGAGCAGGCCAATATGACTGAGCTGGAAAAGGCTCAGGCAGCACAGAAGGATGCCGAGGAAAGGGCGACGCAAGCTCTGGCCATGCACAATCGCGTGATGGCTGCCGCGGCAAACGACCTGCCAATGGAACTCATCGATTACCTCGGCTCCGGCACGGAAGAGGAAATTGCTGAGACCGCGCAGGTATTCGCCAGCGTAATTGAGGCGGAGGTAACGCGACGCCTCGAGGAAATGACCGCTGGCATGGCAGGCCGAAACGGCCAGCCACCCTCGGGCGCACGTCCGGTCGAATCAATGCGTCCAGGATCAGCTCCAGCTAGCGCCGGAACGGCGACCAGCCCGGATGAATGGTTCAGGCAACTTCTCGATAATCGCTAAGCAGAAAGGGCTTAGAAGTGCCGACGTACAATACGCACGTCAGCCGAACCACGACCGGATCAGACCCGCTCGTTCCGGAGCCGCTGGCGGCTGATATCATCCAGGAAGCGCCGAAGGCAAGTGCCGCGCTCTCGCTGATGAAGAAGACCACCCTCTCGTCCAAGACGCAACGGTTGCCCGTGCTGGACGTGCTGCCCGTTGCCTACTGGGTCTCCGGCGATGCCGGGCTGAAGCAGACCAGCACGCAGGCATGGAAGAACGTGGTGCTGGTGGTCGAGGAACTGGCCTGCATCGTGCCTATTCCCGAGGCCTATCTGGACGACGCCGACGTGCCGCTATGGGGCGAGGTCAAGCCCCGCATTGTCGAGGCTGTCGGCGCGCTCATTGATTCCGCCGTTCTCTGGGGAATCAACAAGCCGACGACATGGGGCGAAGCCGTATTCCCCGGAGCCGGCAAATCCCAGCATTTCATCGTGCAGGGCACTGGCGTCGACCTCGCCCAGGACGTGACCAAGCTCGGCGCGCTCATGGCGCAATCCGGATACACGGTGAACGGCTTTGCCGCGGCACCTGGCTCCAACTGGAATCTCGTCGGCCTGCGCTCGGCGCAGGGAGTGCCCATCTACGAGCCCGATCTTCAGGGCGGAAGCCCTGGTGGCAGCCTGTACGGCTACCCGATGTCCGAGGTGAATAACGGCTCGTGGCAATCCGGTGCCACCGGAGCCGTTTTCCTCATGGGCGATTTCACCAAGTCCATCATCGGAATTCGGTCGGACATCAGCTTCAAGATGTTCACCGAGGGCGTCATTTCAGACGGCAGCGGCGTCGTTCAGCTCAACCTCATGCAGCAGGACGCAGTCGCCATGCGGATGACGATGCGCCTGGCTTACGCCACGGTGAACCCGGTCACCATCATGGAGCCTGGCAAGAACATCAGCACGGCGACCGCACGGTGGCCGTTCGGTGCCATTCTGCCGGTCGGCGCGACGCCGCCAGCGGCCAGCGCGATTTCCGTCATCCAGGCTCCGCCGTATCCGTACACGGGCACGTTCGCCGCGGATCCTGCGGCCACGCAGGAGCTCGAGGTCGAGAACCCGCAGGAATCGCCGGCTGCCGAAGCGCAGCGGGCATTCGTCGAGGACCAGCAGAAGGCAGTGCGGCCACGCCGCGGCCAGCAGCGGAGCTCCGAGTAGCAAGCGGAGCAGGGACGGATTACGACCAGGCCGGAAAGGGATGGCCATGCGAATCGGTGAAGAGCTACCGACACTGGCAACGCCGGACGACGTGGTGGACCGGCTTGGTCGTAATCTAAATCAGGTAGAAGCTGCGCGCATTGACGCGCTGCTGCGGGATGGCAGCACCATTATCCGGCGGTACTGCCGCCAGGATTTCGTCTACGAAACTGATGCGGCCGAGATACTGGTGGCGGATGCCGGCGAGATCAAGCTGCCCAATCGGCCAGTGTGGAATATCAGTTCCGTAACCTGGCAATCGGGCAATCCGGGCATTATGAATCTGGGCATCAACTGGTATGTGTTCGACGGAATTGACAAGATAACGATTCCGTCGCCGTACGAATCAGGTGTCATTAACCTGCCTGCTATGTGGCAGGACGTCGGCTGGTATTCAGATTCGTATGAGGTGGTCTACAGCTATGGATACAACAGTCCTCCAAATGAGGCTGTCACCGTTCTTTGTACTGCGATCATATCTGAGCTATCTACTCCAACTATGTCTGCAACGCTGGCTAGCGAATCTGTCGGCGCGTATTCATACTCTATGCGCCGCACTTCGGGCGCAGGGCTGAACGCGGCTCTGCTGGACGCGGGCATGGCTACCGCGCTGAAGGATTTCCGCAGGAGTCAGGGCACGATTGCGATACGGATATGACAGTTAATGAAATCAATCCAGGCGGAGTACCTACGCATCAGTTCCCGTATGCGCAGACGCTCACGCTTCTGCGTCGTGTGCTGGCTGAGCCTGATGCCTACGGCAACGACACGTATACCGATGTCGCGGTGCAGGTGCCAGGCTGCGTCGTGCAGCCCGCGGGCAGCGCTGAAGTTCTACAGTTCACGGACCAAGTAAGCACCGACATCACCGTGTTCATTCCGTACGGCACGGAAGTCGGCCCGCTGGATGCGCTGGTCGTCAATGGCACCACGTACGAGATCCAGGGCATTCCGCAGATGTGGCGCTCGCCTTTCTCGGGGCATACCAGCCCGCTACAGGTGCGCGCTTCAATCGTGACGGGAGCATCGGTGTAATGGCAGATTTCAAGCCGGATCATCGCGGTGTCGGCAATATGCTCCAGTCAGAATTCATGGAGCGTGCCATGGTGCTATTTGCAGAGGGGATAAAAGGTCGTGCTGAGGCAATGGCTCCTGTAGGCCATCCGCCAGGGGATAAGCATCCAGGTCGATACAAAGCATCGTTCCATATTCGTAGTCATCGACGTGGCGGAGCTCCCGGTCGTTACGGAGCCCATCGGGCGGAAGCCATTGTCTATAACGATGCGCCGGAAGCGGTATTTGTTGAGTACGGTGCCAGAAGCAAAGAGGGAGAAAGAGTCCTAGCCCGCGCTGCATTCAGGAGAGCATGATGGCCACGCCTGTTCCGGTATTCCCGGATGCCGAGAATGTCGTGCTGTATGCGCTGGTGCCCCTCCAGCCAGACGTTCGTTTCTGCACGGTGCTGCCTCCGGAAATAAGCGGAATAGTCTGCCGCGTGCACCGCATCTCGGGCGCGAATCGTAACATCGGCGTTGACAGGCCAATTATTGATATTGACGTGTTCGGTCCGACCAAAGAAGCTGGCTCAGTTTCAAATGCAGCCAGGGACATACAATCAGACCTTCTGTCTCTCATGGGCAAGAAGGTTACGAATGGAGTGATACAGCACGTGACGACAACCGTGGGACCGCGCCAGCTACCGGAGGTGAATCCTAATCTAGTTCGTTATGCCGCAACGTACGAAATGTCAATACATCCCTGAAGGGAAAGGTAATGCCGACCAAAGAACAGATCACCGAGACCGACACTGGTGGTGGCGGGATCATTCAGTTCGCTTCCGGACCGGGCAAGCAGAAGAACAATCAGCTCCTGTACGCAGCCGGTGACGTCATCGTGTGGCTGGCTGCGCAGAACACGGCCGGACCAGTTACCGGCTTCGAGGACATCACGACCCTGACGGGCTATTACTGCTGCGGCTGGGTCGACACCTCCGGCTACATTTTCAAGCTGGACGAAACGACCAAGGACATTCCGGCCGCGGGCACGCTGACGCCGATTCGCACCATTCTGACTGGCGGCAGCAAGAGCGTGCAGCAGACGTTCCTGGAAGGGCAGAACCCTTACGCTCGTGCGCTGTACGACGATGTACCGGTCTTCCCCGTGGCCACCAGCCCGCTCAAGCCCTCGGGCACTGCACCGTACATCGCCACGTACACGATCCCTGATCCGCCGGCGGACAACCGCTACGCCATGATCTGGGATTCCATCGACGGGACAAAGGCCATGCGCCTCTATGCCCCGAACTGCAAGGTGACTGCCCGCGGCAACGACCAGGTGCAGCAAGCCGACGTGGAATCGTTCGATATCACGGTCACCATGTATCCGGGCAACGTGGCCGGAAGCATCTACGTGGCCAAGCGCTTCATCCAGTACGGTGTCGACATGTCCGGCTACTTCACGTGAGCGCCGAGCCGGAAATCCCCGACGACGATTCCGAGGACGTAGACCTAGACCTGGATCTCGTGGGCGAAACGCTGCGCGAGGAAAGGGTCGGCAAGCCTACTGCCGTGCGAATTGACGGCGAGGTAATCCACATCCAGCACGCGGCTGCCTGGTCTAGCTCGGCCATGCGTGCCGCTGGCGTCGGCAACTGGGAGGAATGGGCGGAAGCTGTCATTGACAGCAAGGAAGAATTCGCCCACTGGCTCGATGCCGATCTCGAGAACTGGCAGATCGAGGCGATATTCCAGGCATGTGGCCGAAAGGCCAGAATGAACATGGGAAAATCACCTCGTCCTGGTGGCTCACGCAAACGTACCCGGAGGAAATAGAAGCCGACCTCCAGCGCTATTACGGCACGGATTTCCGTGACCTAGGTTCCGGGCTGTCGTGGCGTCGGATGCTGGTTCTCGTCAATGCACTGCCACCGGAGAGTGCGACTATGACGGCGATCAGGAATGACACGCCGGATGAAGCGCTGGACGAAATGGAAATGCATCCGGAGCTGGCGCAGTGGAGCGGGATAGAGGGCTTGCTGGCGCTGCTCGTAGACGAGATGCGTAACCTGACATGGAGCTTCCTGCAAAGCCGCACAGAAGAGAAGCTACCGCGGCCAGAGCCGCTGCCGCGGCCAGGGCTTAGATCGCGTCCTCGTGGTCGTGGTCGTCGCCTGGAAGACATGCAGCGGCTAGACCCGCGGCTGCGCGGGCTGTCGCCGGCCGAAGCGCAGCAGAAGATATTCGAGCTGACAGGACGCAGCTATGGCTGATGAGATTTTCGTAGGCTCGGTGGCCGTAGGCGTAGTCCCTGATGCGCGTAACTGGAACAATGACCTGCGTCGGCAGCTCGTGCCCGAGGCAGACAGAATCGGCAACGAATACGGCAGCCGATTGTCCAAGGGCATTGTCGATGAGATGGGTCGCAAGAAAGCTGATTACGCAAAGGAAGGAGAGAAATCCGGCGGAGCATTCGCCGACACGTTCAAGAAGCGCATTGAAGCAGCCATTAAGGCCATTCCGAAGGTGAAGCTTGACGGCGACGCCACCGAGGCGGATAAGAAGCTACAGGAAATCCGTCGCAAGATGGAGGAACTGAGCAAGAAGAAAATCAATGTAGATATGTCGGCTAAGGACGCCATGAAGGAACTGGACGTCCTTAATCTCGAGCTGGATAAGCTACAGCACAAATCCAAGAACATTGAGCTGAAGTTCAATACAAAGGAGGCGAAGGCTCAGCTTGCCTTGCTGCGCACAGAAGTCGGTGCTGCTGGCGGAGGAGGACGCGGCGGAATACTGGGCAGCATCGGCGGTCTGTTCGGCCTCGGCGGTGATGCAGGCTCGGCAGGTGCAAGGGCTGGCGGCGGAGCAGCATCCTCCTCGCCCTATGCAGCCGCGGGCATCGGCGCTGGCATTATCGCCGCTGCGCCATTCATAGGGCAAGCCGTTTCCGCTGCTGTCGTCGGCGGTCTCGGCACTGCCCTTGCCGGTATCGGCATAGCTGGCGCGTTCGGTCTCGGCACTTCTACAGGCGGACCGCAGAAGGTAGCGGCATCGCAGGCTGCTCTGACTCAGTCAAAGCAGCGCGAGGCTATTGCACAGCAGCACCTGAATGATTTGCAGAAAAGTGGAAAGGCGACTACTCAGCAACTGGCGCAGGCGCATCTATCACTTTCGTCTGCTCAGGCTCAGGTTTCTGCTAATCAGACGAAACTGTCGGCTGCCCAGAGAGAAAATATAAATCAGACGAGCAAGCAGCAACTAGAGGTTCGGAAGGCATTCACTGACCTGAAGAACCAGGCTGTGTCAAGCCTTTCCTCTATCGGCGTCTCGTTCATTCCGGTATTGAAATCAATTGCCGGGACTGCCAGCAGCGTTCTCAAGCAGATGACGCCGGTATTCAAGGGAGTTATCGCTGCCATCTCGGGACCGTTCAAGCTGTTCGTTGATACGATTCTGAAAGCGTTCACGCAGCCTGCGGTCCAGTATTCCATTGAGGCTATCGGCGGGGCTTTCATTGCCTTGCTGAATGCGTTCACGCCGATGATCCCCGGCATCATGCAGGATTTCGCCGATGCGATAACACAGATAGCGACAGTTGTCTCGCAGCATCCGCAGGACTTTGCCAATTTTGTCAAGTTTATATTCGAGCTCGGCGTCTGGGCTCTGAAGGCTATTGCCTGGCTGTCTGAAATCGCAGTGTGGATCCAGGACCACTGGGATATAATCAAGTGGATCGTGTTCCCGGTGATCCTGGCCGTCATGTACGTGGTGCAGCATTTCGGGGCATTGAAGAAGGGGATATCCGAGCAGCTTAATCTCATGCGCTCAGATGCCATTCGCATATGGAATGACATATGGAAATATACGATCGGCGCTGTGATAACTGGCGTGCAGAAGGTGACGACCTGGCACGCGCAGATGCGAGCCCGAGTGAACGAATGGCTGAATCACATAGCCAGTGATGCTCGGCACATATGGGATGTGATATGGAATAACACGGTCGGCAGGGTAATCCGCGGCTATCAGGATGTGCTGCGCTTCTTCGGACAGCTACGGCAGGGAGCAATCCGCTGGCTTAATGACCTGATGAACAATGCCCGCAACATATGGAATACCGTCTGGGCTAATACCGTCAGCCGCGTGGTCACCGGCGTCAATCAGGTAATAGGCTGGTTCACTAATCTGAAGAACAGGGCTGTCAGCTTCTTCAGCAATGCCGTGAGCTGGCTGGTGTCCGCCGGCGGAAATGTTATCTCCGGGCTTATGAACGGCATGAAGAATGCCGTGGTCAATATCGGCTCGTGGATCAAGGCCAATATTGTTGACCCTGTCGTCAATAAGATCAAGAGCTTCTTCGGAATCAAGTCGCCTTCTACGGTTATGTTCGGAGTCGGCCAGAACCTTATCTCAGGCTTGCTGCGCGGCATGATTTCCAATGCGAAGGACGTCGGCAGCTTTATCGGCAAGATATTCGGTGGCTGGCCTGCCGCGCTCGGTGCGCTTGTCGGCAAGGGTCTGGTCGCAATTACGAAGCTGCCCGCGAAGGCTCTGAAGGCACTGGGCGGAATCGCCGGCAAGATAGGCGGATTCTTCAGCAAGCTGGTCGGCGGCGGAGGCGGAGGCGGAGTTCAGCGCTGGCTGCCGCAAGTGGTGCAAGCCCTTGGCATGCTCGGAATGCCGACGTCACTGGCTGGCCGCGTGCTAT